TAAAACAAACATCCTTACTAGGAATCTCTGCTCTGTTTTGAGGAGGTGCTGTAATTGTTGATGGGTCAGCAAAGAAGTATCTTGATTGACACTTTCTATCTTTGATAATGACATAGTTGTCATTCTGAAAATCAAAGTCAGGATTGTCAAAGAGCGATAGACCAGATAGGAATTCTCCCAGATCATATATCGCAAAGTCTTTTGGAAACTTTTCTTCTACAACTGCACGAGAAAGAATATTTCTCTGGATTGATAGTGTAGATAATTCCTGTCCTTCCTTAAAGGTGATTGACGGATTAATATTGGAAAAGTTCTTCAGTATGTCAAGTGTACCTTTAGACAGTTTCATTTACTCGCTTCCTCCATAGTATAGAAGTAATATAATAATACACAATAGTGCATTGCTTTCTTTATGTCAAGTGTAGGTGTTCCCTTCTTGTCATAACGACTTAAGTATTTCATAGCGTTACCTCGGCAGAACCCTTTGGCATCACCGAGTGCTTGAATGAAATCTAGAGTTTGGAACTTGTTCCCACTCACATAATGTTTGGTGTAAGTCTCACCAATGTAGTCTTTCATTAGACTAAGAACCACGTCCTCATCAAACTTGAATTTGGGTCGTTCTGTATTGATCTCCACATTTCCTGTAATGTCTGGAGCATCGTAGTAGGGAACATCGTCCCCCAGTGAGGGGAACCCATATTCTCCAAGTAATCCTTCTTCTTCCAAAATGTCATAAAGTAACCAGTATGCCACTATTATACCTCAAAGGATACGTCTGCGTCAACCTTATCGTAAAGTTGCTGAAACGCTTCCTTGGTCTCTTCGTCAAAACGAGAGATGCAAGTAGTGATTGCCTTAGCACGATTGCCGAAGATCTCGTATGCTTTTACGATATGCACAAGTCTTCTTGTACTGATAACCTCGTCGATACCACCGTCAAAGAATGTCTTGCGGATGATGTCTGCCCAGTCGCAAAGTCTCTTGTTGAACTCTTTGTCTGCTGACAATAGATCAAGCATCTTCTGCTCTGTCTGTGGATGAGGATAGTTCTGCTCAAAAGTAACAGGGAATCTCTCAAGGAATGCTTCGTTAAGAACGTTAGTGCCTACGAATCTGCCATCCTCAGAACCTTTACCTTTTGTGTTAGCAGTAGCAACAACAGTAAATCCTGATGCAGGTTTTACATACTTACCGATCTTCTTAAGGAAGACACCTTTACCTTCAAGAATAGATTGTAAACATAGTATCTTGTTAGATGCTAGGTCGATCTCGTCAAGAAGTAGAACTGCACCACGCTCAAGTGCTTCGACTACAGGACCGTTGTGCCATACTGTGTTGCCATCAACAAGTCTGAATCCACCGATGAGATCGTCTTCGTCTGTCTCGATAGAGATATTGACTCTGATGAGTTCTCTGTTTGCTTTAGCACATGCCTGTTCTACAGAGAATGTCTTACCATTACCAGATAGACCTGTGATGAATGCAGGATAGAAGATACCTGATTGAATAATCTTCTTAACGTCAGTATAGTTACCGAATGGAACAAAGGTATCAACTACCTCTGGAACAAGGTTCTGTTCAACTGAAGGGATTACAGAGGGTGCTGAGAGTGCTTTTGTAAGGATCTCTCTGCCTTCTTGTATAGTTAGATTCCATGTGCCTTTCTTGACTTGGAAGTTTTTTAGTTTGCGAGATACAGTTGCGTATCCTACAGAATACTTTGTTGCAAACTTTTTGACATGTGATGCGTCGATGTTATTACCGAACTCGTCACGTAACTCGTCTACGAAGTTGACTGGTAGTTTTCTCTCAAATGGCATGATGATGAAGTTGTGTGATTTGTATATTATAATAATGCCACATCATATAGGACTTTGCAATATATGATGTGACACTAATTTGATTGGCACTATGCAATCTGGTCGATGAAGGAAGATAAGATCTTCTTGTTCATCTTTTTAGCATTGAGAGACTTGCTGAATGCTCTCTTGATCTGTGCTTTAGTTGCATCTTCTGCAACTTCAAACTCAGTATCACTCTCAAGTGCACCGATGGATAGAGCATACTGAACTGTGTATGCAGAAGACTTACAGATGAATGATTTTGTTTTTCTCCACTCTCTGTCTGCCTTCTCATATCCATCCTGATCATCATAACCCAAGCACTCACGCTTGAACCTAGACCAATCACCACCATTACAAAGACGGATGTTCATGAAGGAGCACTCAGGAAAACGATTACGTAACATAGTTACAAATGTTTTAGATCCATTATAAGCGTTATCATCAAACTCATATGTTTGACCTGTCTGACGGTCACGTAGACGTGTTAGAGAGTTGATTCTACGAGAAACAATTACTTCAGATCCATCATAATCATATGATAGTTTTTGACCATAACTGGTTCCATAACCCTCGCCATCAGTTAGACATACAACGTGAACTTTTTGTGATCCAGTTCTTGTTTTGAACTCAGGGATAATTTGGTTCATTGCAATTAAACTCTCATCTAATGGAGTGCCACCTAAATTCATTTTTGTTGGTATACCACATCCACGAGTAGAGAATGATCTTGCAATACGGAATAAGTTCTTTGCCTGTTTCTCATGATCACGATTGTTTGATCTGCTAGTTAGAAGATTAACCATGTTGAAGTTACGAACAATAACTTTACCAATATTTTCTGGTGTCTCTTTGTATCCGTAGTTTGTACCACCTGAGTATGAATCAGTGAAAGAATAAACATCATAAGCAATACCAACTTTACGACAGAATGATACTAATGAAAGTACTTGCTTGACAGTAGAGTAGATACAATTAGACATTGAACCTGACCAATCAATGTTGAAAATTAATCCATGATTTTTAGCATCAGGTATTGTAGTAATCTTTCTGAAGATGTCATCATTGTACTTGTATGTGTGTAACTTAGTAGTGTCAAGAACACCAGTTTTAGATACAGTTCTACGAGCATAACCATCTGCTGCTTTCTTACACTCAAACTCTTTTACAAGATAACTAACTTCTTTTTGTGATTGCTTTTTGTATGTGTTATATTCTTTATCTGATTCTCTAATCTCTTCCATGTAGTAGTTTGACATTCTCATGTCATACTCATCAGCAAACTCTCCTTGTTGATGAACTAATACTTTACTATTGTAGAAGTTAGCAACATGATTTGAAACTTCTTCATTAGAAATAAATGTTTCTTTATTAAGTGACTTAGGAACTTCAACATAAACAAATTCACGATCACCTGGTAATCTTTGAGCAAGATCTTTGATTGCATCATCAAGTGTATCTGCTGTGTGAACATCATCTGCTGAATATTCAATATCAGAAGGACCGTTGCCACGACCTGCTTCTCTACCACCTACACTTTGCTCTGGATCTTCAGTTGATTCTGGTGAACCACCTTGACCTGTACTTTCTTCACCCTTACCTGTAGATAAATCTTCTAGAGGGAACTGCTCAGTATCAGTACCATCTTCAGTGTTTGGTGTCTTAGGATTTGGAAGACTAATTGATTGTGGTGCTTCTGCCTTCTCTTCTTTTTTCTTTTCTAATTCCTCTTGAGCAAATGCGTGCATTCTCTTAGCAAGATCAAGAGCATCATCGAATGTCTCTAAGTTTAATGCATCATCACGGAATACTACCTCGTCAGCGTTAAAAGGAACATCTACAAATCTACCAATCTTGTAGTGTAGGTTTAATTTGTCTGCTATGTTTAAGTTATTCCAATTAACATCTTCAACCTTAAAGAAATCTTCTTCTGCAAGAACATTATAACCACCAAAGAATGTCTTAGGAAGACCTTCATATCTACGCTTCATTAACTTCTCAATACGAATGTCCTCAGTTACATTTACAAAACTAAGAGGAACATCTTTAACAAAGTCCCAACGGTTAGGTGTGTATAGTGCATGACCTACCTCGTGAGCAATCAGCATGTCAACAACTAGGTTGCTGTTGTGATGCCACATTGGTAAAGTGAGAACTCTAGTCTCAACATTAAACTGTGCTGTGTCTACCTGACGATGCTCTACAATAAGGTCTTCTTGAGCAAGTAGTTTAGCGAGTGATTCTTTGACTAGGTTCATAATGTTGGTTGCTGTATACTATACAGTATAATAAGAAAACCGCCCCTTGGGACGGTTTAGTAGACACTTTATTAATTGTCCACGACGTTTCCTTGCTTGACGCAATGCTTGTGGCTTCAAGTGTCGCTTCTTTTCTTTTTTAGAATGGTGTTGCCAGTTAGGGACTTTCATCGGTCTTAGTTGTTTGCCATTTGCTAGGGACTACTGTGTACTCTTGGTGAGCGTGTAGTAAAAGATGATCAAGTTTCTTTTCAAGTGATTCTAACTTAGCAAGGATCTCTCCATGGTCATGGTAGTTTACATAACCTGCAGGATCAATGTCAAAGTCAAGAGACCCATCAGTACCAGTATTAATAGTTATATCACCTGTTGGTTCTTCTGGGAATAAACCAGGTGACAGTTTAACTTCTGTACCAGGTATAGGATTAGTGTTTTCCATGTTAATTCTCTAAGTGTTTTATTTATTCTTCTCTACTGATAACAGAGAAGTTTTGTTTCTTTTCAACACGTAAGGTTGAAGCAAATTTATCCTGTAGGGATTCTGTCTTGTGAGAGATGACAAATACATTTGTCTTATCCGATACAGTATGGAGGATCTTTAGGAAGTCATCAGTACCTGAGGTGTCCAAACTACTGTCAAAGATCTCATCTAAGATTAGCAGATTAGTATTGGCACTGTTCTTCATCTTGGCAATAGTTCTCCAAGTGAATAGTAGGGCAAGATCAATCCTCATCTTCTCACCCTCAGAGAATGAAGCATAGGTAAACTCATCTCTGAACCTAGACTTGATAGTCTCCTCGAAGTTTTCATTAAGATCAAATGATACATAGAAATCTAATTCCTTAAGGTATCTGTTGATCAACTGATTCATAACAGGCAAATACTTTTTAATAATACCTGCCTTGATACCAGTATCCCTGAGCATATTAGTAATGACATCGTAATCGTTACGAACTTTCTTAGCGTCAAGTAGGGATTCCTCTACCTTCAAACCATCGCTAGCTAGATCTTTTAATTTCTTTTTCTCTTCCTTTATATTAAGAGTACCTCCTGTAGATATCTTATTCTCTATCTTCTTTATCTCCTTCTTCTTCCATTGTATCTCTTTATTATATGAATTGATTTTCTGCTGTATCTCTCTGAGATCAGACATGATAACTTGTTTGTCCTGTACCTTCTTGACAATAGAATCAAGATTACTTTTAAGTTTCTTTGTAGCAATATCTAATTCATTTAACTGTGTAGAGATCTCAACCTTCTTGGCACTTCTAAGGTTTTTAGTAATTGCTTGTTCACAGGTAGGACAACTATCATGGTTCTCAAAGAACTTATACTCTTTATTAAATGCTTTTCTTTTATCCTTAAACCTAGACTCATATATCTTGAGTTCACTTAGTTCCATTTCTACATCACCATATGCTTCCAAACTTTTTTCATATGATGCAGAGATATCTAAATTATCAGATACATTGACCATAATAGAATCAATCTCACCCTCAAGAGTTATGATCTCCTCTTTACGTCTAACAGTATTTGCAGAGGATTGTTCTTCAAGAGTAGAAATAAACTTTTGTTGTAGTTGTACCTTCTCTTTTGCGAGATCATATTGATACTCACACTCTCTAATATTTTCCTTTACTCCTTTTACTTTCTCTTTCAATATAGAATTCATAGTAGAGAAGATACGAATATCTAAAAGATCCTCAATAACTTCTCTACGGTTGGGGGGGTTGAGTTGCATAAAGGGAACAAAGCATGACGATCCTAAGACCACCACCTGAGTAAATGATTTATAATTCAACCTCAGTATACTTTGCTCCAGATGTTTTTGCTGCTCATTGATCGCTGCTTCTTGGGAAAGCATTTGACCATCAAGATAAATTTCAAACAACGTAGGTTTGAATCCACGTCGTATCATATAGTCACGGGAACCAATACTAAATTCAATCTCAACGAGCAGATCCCTCTCGTTAACCGCATTCACTAATTGTGCTTTGGTTATCTTACGAAAAGGTTTATTGAACAGACCGAAACAGATAGCATCTAGAAATGTAGATTTACCTGCACCGTTTGCTCCAACTATCAATGTAGCAGGACTTGTATCTAACTGTATTTCACTAAAAGCATTACCAGTTGAAAGAAAGTTCTTCCAACGTACAGTTTTAAATAGAATCATTCGACAAAAATTAATCCCTTGGGGGCACGACTATATCGTCAGGAGTGACAACATAATATTCATGACCGTGTGTAACACAAGCTTGAATTATCTCTCGATCATTCACCTCTACCACTGACATGTCTGGGAAGTCATCAGCTTCCAGAAGTCCAGCATAGCGTAAAGCGTCGTCTTTGTCAAGGAACATGTAAACAACCTTACCATTTGATGCTTGAACAGCGTAAGCACCCTCTTGTTCTTTGCCTTGTAATTGAAGAATGTACATCAAACTAACTCCAGTGCTTCCACGTATAAGGATTTTAATATACTTTTAAGTGCAGGTTTGTCAGAATACTCTATGTCATCAACATATTTTTCTAGTATTGTAAGAGTGTCTTCTTTTTCAATATCAATTTCTTCATTTAGATCTTGTTCAAAAGATGGATCCTCTATAACTTTGATCTCATGTACACCTGCAGCATACAATTGACTAATAAAGAATTCAAATTTGTCAGAATCAGTCTTCTTTTCTACAATAATCTTTATAAAATTACTAGTATAGTCAGCATAATTAAACTTACTACTATTTAACTGATCTTCATTATAGTAAATCTTAGAATATATCTCATAAGGGTTCGGTATAAACTCCAATTGTAGGGTTTCAGTATCAAATATATGGAAACCACGCTTACAATTATAGTCATTCCAATAGATTTGGTAGGGATTACCTAGGTATGTTATGTTCTCTCTCGTACTTCTTTGATGATAGTGACCTGAGAATACCTTATCAAACTTTCTATAAGGAGAAGTGGCAGCACCATGATCCATGATGTAACCTCTATGTGCTTCAAATCCATTGAGTTCTAAGTGTCCCATTGCTACTGGACACTTACTCTTTGCTATCAGATCATATGTTTCATCATGATTCTCTGAGTTTATCCAAGGTACAAATAGAATAGGTAGTCCTCCTATCTCTACTTCAGTTGCTTTAGAATATATTTCTACGTTATCATACTCTCCAACTACACTGACTAATGTGTTAACTAAATTAGTATCTTTAAAGTATGCTGTGTGATTACCTACAAGAGAATGGACTGTAACACCCATGTCTTTTAGTACATCAAAATAGTTATGAGTTGCCCACTGTGCTGCCCATATATCTAAGTTTCTGCGGTTGTCAAATGTATCTCCTAAGTCAAGAACTGTCTTGATGCCACGTTTTTTTAGGGTAGGAAAGAATACATTTCTATAAAACTTCTTAAAGAAATCATGAAATATTCTACTAGACTTCCTTGCACCAAAGTGTTGATCTGTTATTATCGCTATCTTCATCGTGTACGTAGTAAAGGTGGAAGGTGTCCTGTCATATTCATGCCAAAGAAATTAAGAGTGAGTCTAGGTTTAGTCCCAAATGTTTTAACTCCATGGTGAGTTTTACCACTGAACAATACAAATCTATTGTAAATATTCTCAACGGTAACAGTCTCAGTGTACTGTTCTCTCATGGAATCCCATGCTTCGTTGTACTCATCAATATCTACAACTCCTTCTTTGTAAAGTTTTTCCTTCTGTTGTATTTCTTCTGGACGTTGGTGGGAAAATCCATGCTTAGGAGTGAAGACCGAAGTACCTGAGTTGGGACAAGGGTTCTTTGACAAGTATACTATACCACCAAACCATGTGTCAATGTCTTGATGTACCCATCCTTGGTTTCTTTTATCCCATTGATCCTCTGCAAATGGTTCTATCTTCTGGAAATGAGCTTGCAACTCCCAGTATGCAGGTATTGTATCATGGTATAGATGGTGGATCTTCTCGCCAATATAGGTAAACAAACGATCATTTTCTAAATGAAGTTGCTTAGTTCTTAGACCTGGCCAGTTTCCTGTCTCAGGTGGATACCATTTTAATTCTTCTGCGAGCTTAACAATTTCATCAGGATCATCGAAGAAGTCATCTACGATGGTTACAGGATATGTCATGCATTACTAATTTTTATTTCTACGTTTTCCTTAATAGTATTATAGTCTGAATGACCTGTTTTGTCATCTGTATGAAATACTTGATCGTATCCAGACTTGGTTAGAATCTTATTCTTTATCTCTAACTGACGTTTTTCTTTCTGTATTCTTCTCAAGAATGCATAGTATATAATCTGAGTAAAATAAGCAAAAGGGTTCTTAGACTTCTCTGGATTGAAGTTCTCTATGTATTGAACACAGTTCTCTATGCCATCACATATCATATCCTCACGGAACATGTAGTTGACAAAATTTGGTTTATATGATAGGTGTGTAGCAATCTTTAAAAAACACTCACCAATGTAATTACTAATTGGTGGTCTGGATTCACCTGCTTCTTTTGCTCTAGCACACTGTGCTTTAAAAACAACAAGTGCTTCTAGAAATTCTTTATTGTTTACATAATGCTCACTCTGTACCCTTTTTCTAACGGCCATATCGGTTTCTCTTTGTCTATATTTTACAAGGTTTTAGGGGGAAAGTCAAGGGGGGCTTGACAAGTGGTAGTAAAGTGTGTACACTACGAGTGTGCGAGTTCAAGGGATGGTTATATACCAAATAGTTTATCTAAGTTAACTCTAGCCTCCTCCACGGTACTTAGGCGACCTTGACCAGTAATAAAGTCACCGCCCAACTTCCTTAGAGACATAGCGTAAAAGATCTGAACCTCAGTATCTACCTCTACTATAGTTATAACTTTATCTTTCGGTATAATAAATTCTTCTTCTCTGGAGAACTTCATCCATGGTTGAACCTTTGCACCAACTATTTTGTTTGGTAGAGTCACTTCTTCTACCTGTATGGGGTTCTCTACAATTAAATAATCCCCATTCACGTCCTGTACATGTGTTACCATAGCAAGTATTTCCTCTGCAGAGACTAATTTTATAGCCGCGAGGAATTCGGGTTTCTTATCTTTATCTGATTCTGACATCTATAAACTCGTAGTTAAAGTTCTCTTCATTGTATATTTTTACTCTTTCAATAAGATGATTAAGGGTATAGTTCTTTTTAGAACCTTTCGATATGTCGTCTGCAATGTCATATAAGACTGCCTTAGTCTTATGATCTCCTTTCCTTAAGACCCTACCGATCGACTGGAGGTTCCTGATCTTCGATTTCGATGGCGAAGCAAAGACAACGTTATGTAAGTTCCGAATATTAATCCCAGTGCTAAAAGTCCCATAGGATGCCACTATAATACTGTCATGTGTAGTCTCGGCTATTTGTCTTGCCTTCTCTCTGTCCTCGGTATCGACCCCACCGTGTACCAAAAAGACTAGTCGATCTTTTCCTACCTTATTATTTATCAACTCAAAAAGGGGCATACCATGCCGTTCAACGTAGTTGAACAAGACGAGAGTGTTACCAGATAGGTCGCAAACTAGGTTACGTATGAACTTATTACGTCCTTCATGCTCTACGAGATAGTCCATCTCCTCCTGATAGGTATCAAACTTCTGTTTGTCATGCTTGAGAAGTAGAACTTTGATCTCAAACTCAGAGAGATGTCCTTGCTTAATTAGTTTCTCAGTCTTAGTTACCTTGTCTACAGTTCCAAAGACCCCTTCGAGAACAAGGCGGTTGGTTTGTGTACCATCTAAAGTACCTGTAAACCCTACGCGATATTTGCAATCGTGTAGTTTATTCATAATACTTGTCAATGACTTTGCTTTGAATAGGTGTGCTTCATCTCCTATTATAGCACCAAATCTCTCGAAGTATGTCTTGGGTAGTTTGTATACTGACTGCCATGTGGTAATGATCACATCTTTGTCAGACCTAGGATCAGTACCTGCATATACTTTATGGCAATGTCCCTTTGCGTTCCAACCATAGTCCTCAAAGTCTTTGAACATCTGCTCTACCAGAGATGTTGTAGGAACTACTATGAGTGTTTGTAAATTCTTTGCTGCCCAGAATCGTGTAAGGGCATAGATCATTAGTGACTTACCAGAACCTGTAGGCGACAGTAATAGTTTACGCTTGTTGCGTAATGCTTCGTAGATACCTTTGTACTGATAGTCTCTTACCTTGTGTGGTAAGTGCAACGACTTGACATACTCTCCTATTCCTTGGGGAGTAATGAATTCATCCACTGTTGATGGAAGTCCATAAAATTCGTTGTCTTTAAGGATAACTTCATACCCCTTCTCTTCGCAAAACGA